TACAAAGCCGCCTATACCGCTTGTAATGGCAATCCTGATTGGCAAAAGAAAGTTATTGCCGCCAAAGATAAAGTAAAGGCAAAACTATGATTGAAAAAGTTGAACAAGGTACGCCCGAATGGTTTGCCGCCCGCTTGGGTAATGTCACGGCATCCCGCGTTGCTGATGTAATTGCCAAAACTAAAAGCGGTTATTCAGCATCCCGCGACAACTACATGGCGCAATTGATTTGCGAACGCATGACCAACACGGTTGCAGAATCGTATAGCAATGCGGCTATGCAATGGGGTACAGAAACCGAACCGTTAGCCCGTGCCGCGTATGAATCTTATGCCGATGTATTGGTTGACCAAGTAGGGTATGTTCCTCATCCCATCATTGAACGCGCAGGGGCTTCGCCTGATGGCTTGGTAGGTGCTTATGGATTGTTAGAAATCAAATGCCCAAACACCGCCACGCACATTGATACATTGTTAAACAATCAAGTGCCGACAAAATACTTTACACAAATGCAATGGCAAATGGCTTGTACACACGGCGAATGGTGCGATTTCGTATCGTTTGACCCACGATTGCCAAACGGGTTACAACTGTTTGTTAAACGCGTTGAACTCGATGCGGAATATGTAGCAATGCTAGAAGAAGAAGTAACAAAGTTCTTAGCCGAACTTGATGCAAAGATTTTTAAACTGAATGAAAGATTGAACCATGTCAACTAAATTAGACCTTATCGCTGTTGTTGGTGAATACACCGATGCCCAAGGCAACAACAAAAAACGCTTTTCCAAAATTGGTACGCTTTGGGATAAAGGGCAACAAGGTATTAGTTTAAAAATTGACCACATCCCCGTTAGTTGGGATGGTTGGTTAAGTGCTAAACCGCCGCTTGAACCACGCACACCGCAGCGCCAAGCCGCGCCTATGCCTGATGAAATGGATGATGTGCCGTTTTGAACAATGGGGGGAACGCGGGCAATTCTGCCGGACGAACGCTAGTACCCCCGCCTTATAGGACAAGATATGACAAAAGATATATACGATGAAGATACGCACGGCACAAATTATTGTGAATGTTGTGGTCAAAAAATAAGAAAACTAAATCCCCATCGGATGTGCAAATCTAAAGTTGCATTGTTGGAATACATTGCAAAACAAAACGATTGGGTAAAGATTTCTACGGGCAGTAAAAAGCAATTAACTGGCGATGCAGCAGTTTTAGCGTTACGGCTTGAATGGTTTGGATTGGTTGAACACGGCCCTACTAGGTCGGGTTTGTATCGCGCAACCCGCAAAGGAATCAATTTCCTTAAAGGTACTCACGCTGTGCCAAAAATTATTTGGTGTAGGGATTCAAGGGTTGTAATGCAAGATGCCCAACTTGTAACAATTGGTAGCGTTAAGAATGTAGTATTAGACAAAGAATATTGGGACAATTATTATTTTCAGCAAGAATATTGAAAGGCAAAAATGAGTTACGCAAATACAGAAATAGCGGTTATCCAATGGGGTGAAGCCCGCGGCATCGTACAAAACAGTACGCCTTATGCCCAAGCAATCAAAACCCAAGAAGAACTAAACGAATTGTTTGAAGCAATTGAAGATAAAGATATTGCTGCAATGAAAGATGCCTACGGCGATATTTTGGTTACGCTGATTATGGGCTGCGCTTGCGCTGATTTGGATTTGGTCGAATGTCTTAAAGGCGCATACGATGAAATCAAACACCGCAAAGGCCATCTAACTAAAGATGGCATCTTTGTAAAAGAAAGTTAAGAGTAAACGCGTGTACCCTGTTTATCAATAATCAAGGCTTGTTTACGGGGTGCGCGTACCGCTTCATTAGGGATGCTAATGTGTGTCCAACGGTCAAATTCGCGGATTACTTGGTCATAACCTAAATCTGATGCAATTACCGCTTTAACCACTTGGTCGGGTGTCATGCTAGGTACGCGTATATCAGCAGCGCAACCAATGCGATGTTGTGATGTGTCTTTACTTCCAACCGCATCATTAACCGCTTTAGAACGAAAAGCAGAATTAACCATGATGGGTTTGCCGCCCAAAAGTGTTTTAAGTTCTTCTAGAAATTCGGCAAGGCGCTTTATGTTTTCCAGTTCTGCATCGTTTGGCGTATTGTCTAATGTGCGATGGTCAGTATGCGTTAGTTCTTCTAAAGTAAAGTGTTCAGTTAAGTTCATTTTTTCCCCTGCATTGCTTCAGTTTTTGCCGCGCTACTAGATGATGAACCGTAGTAGTAATAAATTACCGCCATCAGCACCGCATCTAAAGTTCCCAAGGCACGGGCTACAAGTTCCCGCATATCGCCGTTGATTGTGCCGTTAAACAATTTGTAGTTAACTGCACCCCAAACAATAAACACCACCAAGGCCATAATTCGCGGTGTCCATACATCGCCAGTTCTAGCCGCCATTTCACGCGCAGAATTTCTATCGCCCGCGTGTACCTTTTCCATATCGATTTCTAGTTCTTTCATGCGAACCTTTAGGCTTGCATCGGCTTGTTTAATGCTTGCCATTTGGTCGCTAGTTAATGTGCCGCTTGCAAGCAAATCCTTAACTTGTTCTTTGGTCGCGTCTTTCATGCCCAACGCGTTACCAATAGCATCCACCGCCATGCCCGCCAAAGGGCCGCCCATCGCTGTGGCAATTGTAGGCGCAATAGTTTTTAACCAATCCATAACTGTTCCCTTACTGTTTACTTTTACTTAACATCGTACTGGCAATTTGCAGCATACTTTTTGCTTTATCTAAGTCGGTCGGTTCTTTTGCCCAACCCACGGTAATTTGTCCAACAAAACGCCCTTGTTCGGGCGGTACGCTTATGCGGCATCCAAAGGTTACGCCCTTTTCAATGTACCAAAGCCCAATTTCACTTTGCGCTACGGCATATTCGCTACACGGTATTTCATTGGCCATCAATGCTACAACATCGCGGTTATTAGCAGAACTTTGCGTAAACAATCCAACATCTAAACCTTCATGCGTTTTATCGCGACCATCGCGGGTATAAGCCCTAAACAAAACTCTTGTGCCAAATAGCGGGTTAACTTTAAAGATTGCAATAACGGTTGCATCGGTGTTTTTAAATAAATGCGCTACAACATCTTCAGCACGGTCATCGGCAATCATCGGCAATTTTTTATTTTCTTTGTATGCCTCAAACAAGAAAGATTGGTTTTGCCAAATAAAGTAGCCCGAAAAAGCAAACACCGCCATCAGCAACAAGGCAAACAATTTAAAAGGGCTATCAACATAAGATAAAACCTTACTCAATATGTCTGATGGTTTTTCTTCGCTCATGCTAACCCAATCATTGACAAAAATTTAGAAACCACCTTATCGGCAAGCGCATCAGGCAAAAATTTCAGGAATCCAACGGCATACCACGCCACGCATAAACGAACAAACACCTTGCAAAACAAATCAAATTGTTTTTGGTACTCATTCATCGACCACACTTTGTTTTAGCGCACATATCTTGTATCTCAGCGATACCCCAACCTATTGCGCCAAGAAAAATAACGATGATGACAATGCCAACCGCCCACATCATTTGTTCTTGTTCTTGTTCTTTGCGTTTCTTTTCATCGGCTTTGGCTTGACGCGCTAAATGAGCATCTTCAATGTCCATTTGCTGCTGCCGTTCTTTAATCTTTTGCCACACATCCGCACGGCCGGTAGCCTGAAATAACATCATCAATTCGGCTTCAAAACGCTTCGCTTCATCAAGCGCCATTTCAATTTGAAGTGCTGTACCAAGGTTAGATTTATTACCCGAACGCTTGGCTTCTACCATTGCCTTTGTTGCAACGCTTTTAGCATCGAACATTTTGGCAATCATGGGCGTTAGGCCCGCTAAATCGTTAGCGACCTTACTAGCCTTCTTCACAAGCCCAATCGCTTGCTGTAGCCCTTCTAACGCGGTTATGGGGTCTATCATTTCCGTACAACCTTTTGCCATTCTAGGCAAACAACCTTGCGGTTATAAACATCACCCGACCATGCCCATCGGATACATCGATATTCTGTCTTATCGGAAATTGCCAATATTAGTATCAGTACGGCTACCATGCCCAAACAACAATGTAGGCGCAATAAATAACTAACAATGTAAGAAGTGTTGCCGCAATAAATGCGATAACAAAATCTTTCATTTCAAGTGTACTATTGATGAATAAATAACGCCCGCCATGCCGCATAGCATGATGCCGCAAGCCTTAATTAAGATTCCTTCAAGCCGTTTTAAGCGGGCATTGATTTGTTCATAACGCAGCGCACAAACTTCTTCATGGCTATTTAGTCTTGCTTCCGTTTCAGTCATTTAAACCGCCCCTTGTTCCCAACCACCCGCAAAAGTGTATTGAGGGTTAGCGGGTTCAATTACAAATGCAACCAAGTTATCAGGCAAAACAGAACCATTGTTAAACCGAATGTTTACCGCATAGCCATCGTAGGGGATAGGCGTAGGCGGGGGTTCATCGGGCGGTGTAGGCGGTTGCGGTTGGTAAACAGTACCAATTTGCACAAAGTCAATATCAGGGTATGCAATCCATTTGTTTTTAACAATGGGTTCGGGTTGCGGTTCATCAAATGGTGTTGGCGGTTGCGGTTCGTATTCGTATTGAACCCAACCATTTGCATTTGCAAGTTCCCACCATTGGGCTTCATCGGTGAATGTGAATCTGTAATCCATGATGTTCCTTATGATGTTAGGGCTTGCAAGTTTGTATCTGATACACGAACTGGATA